TCAACGGTTCTGCTTGTTTATTCTGTGGAGCTCAAGCTCTTGCTATGGCAGATATTGGTCTACCACAAATAGTTGAAGATACTTTCGACTATGGTAACCAAAATGGTATCTCCATTGGTAAAATCTTCGGTCTTAAGAAGCCTAAGTTTAACAGCGACTACAATGGTGGCGTTGAAGACTTTGGTGTCATTAGATTGGACGTTGCATACTAAGTATGTTTTTGCGGGTGGTTCATTTTGAGCCACCCCTTTTTTAAAGGAAAATTATGAAGGGTTTATATTTAATTTTAGTTGGTCTATTTGCAACTTCATGTGCAACCGTTGGATCCGTTATAGAAGGCGGAAAAAACATTGCTATGACTACTGTAGATACAACTGTAAAAACAGCAGGCTCTATTTCAGGCGCAGCATTAAAAGATGTTAGTGGCGTTGTTAATACAGTAGCTGAAACTTACGACGGTGTTATAACTACCGTTGTAGAAAATGTTGATAAACAAACTGATGAACTTCAACCAAAGGAAGAAGACTAGTTAGTTATTTTAGGAGTAAAAGATGATAGTAGTATCAGATATTGACAGGTATATCTCGACCACCTGGGGCGCATCAATCAGACTGGAAGCTGGCGTACCAAAAGAAGTTGGACATGACATAGGCCTATTGTGCTTGCAAGAGGGGTGTACAGAACACAAACCCCATTCAATTAAAGACAAAAAGCCAAGCGAACCTATTAGAGCTAGAGATGAAAAAGGACATTATATTCCTGACGATCCCTCTACACCTGATATAAACGAAGCCTATGTAGATGGTAAAGCACCCGCTAAAAAAAAGCCGGCTGCTAAAAAAACTGTAAAGAAAACTGCTAAGAAATAATGGGCACATTAACGGGCGCTAATTTAATATCCAGAATCCAGGACACCCTGCAGGATACAACTGGCGTTCGATGGACTGAAGCTGAATTGCTTCGTTCTATAAATGATGCACAAAGAGAAGTAGTTAACTTTAGACCGGAAGCTGCAGCTGATCATTCAAACGTACAATTAGCTACTGGTACAGAACAGTCTATACCAGATGTAGCTTTGTCTTTAATAAAAGTAGTACGCAACATGAGTACTACTGGCAGTAGTGCGACAGGCAAAAGAAGCATTAGGCTTGTTGATGGAGAAGTTTTAAATTCTATAGAACCAAACTGGCATGATCCTACTGTTACAGGAGATGCAGCTCATGGCTCTGTTATTAAACATTATGTTTATGATGCAGATGACCCTAGAAGGTTTTATGTATACCCAGGTGTAAAGTCTGGATCAAATGCTTATGTAGAATTGGTAACAGCTAGAAATCCTACAGATTTAAGCGCTACAAGTAGCACCATTTATATTGATGATATTTATGGAAATGCTATTGTAGATTATGTTTTATATAGGTGTTACATGAAAGACGCAGAATTTGCAGGCAGTCAACAAAGAGCTAATACGCACTATCAATTATTTGTTTCTAGTTTAAGTGGTGGAGGACAAGCCAAAAATCTGCTTGATCCAAACACTGATAAAACTAATGCTCCACAACCTGTAACGCAGGGGGTTAGATAATGGCTTCATTTGATTCTTTAGTAAAAGATGTACTTCCATACGTACCTAATTGTCCAGATGCTTTAGTTGAATCAACTTTAAGATCGGCCTGTATTGAATTTGCGGAAAGATCTAAAGCTTACGTATATGACTTAGACCCAATTACAAGTATTAGTGGGGTGTATGAATATGAGTTTGATCAACCTTCGGGCACAGATGTGCATGCAATTTTATGGATGACTTATGATGGGCACGATTTAGATCCTATCAGCCCTAGAAGCTTAGAGTTAAATTATTCTGATTGGAGAAATAAAACTTCAGTACCACAAGTTTATTTGCAAAAAAACCCAAGTACGTTTTGGCTAATACCAGTTCCTGGTAGTGCAGTCACTAATGGGATTCAAGTATCAGTTGCTTTAAAGCCTAGTAGAACCACAAGTAATATTGACACTTCTTTTTCAAACAGTTACAGAGATGGTATTGTTTACGGTACTTTATATAGACTATTAAGAATACCTTCTAAAGACTGGACTGATATAAATGCTTCAAGAGACTATTTAGGTTTGTTTAATCAAGAAATTGTACAAGCAGAACTTAAAGCTAGAGGAGGAGATTTAGGCGTTAAAAGAACAGTTAGATATAGAGGCGCAGGACTAGCCCCTCGTAAAAGGTACAAGAGATATGGTTCAGAGATCGATTATTGATGGGATCTCAATTGAAGAAATTCCTCAGAGTGAAGTAAAGTATTCTTTCGAGAAAATTGAACCTCACCTAAAGAAAGTCATAAAAAAAGCGCGAGCTGACTGGATCACTTCTGATGTTTATGTAGCCTTGCGAGAAGGCGAAGCTGTTTTGTATATGTTCTACAGAGAGGATGTGTATGTAGGTTTTTTAATCGTGCAGTTCCTTAAAAACAAAAGCGGCGAGGTCACCCTACACATATGGGCAACTTACCAAAAACCGGAGTATAATTATAGAAATGTTGGTTTTACTTTTTTAGAGAAACTAGCAAGCGAATATAACGCTGTTGCTATTGAATTTGAAAGTAGCCGAGAAGGTTGGAAAAAAGAAGCTCCTACAATGGGCTTCGATTTAATTAGTTACACATTTAGAAAAGAATTATAAAGTTATGGGAAGCAGAAAAGTAAAAAAGAAAAACTTTACAACTATGACGCCCGCAGAGCGCATGGCTAAAGAAACAACCGAAAAGTCTTACGCTCTGTTTGATCGGAAGTTTAAAGAGCAACAGGAGCGAATGGGTAAACAAACCCAAATTGATAGAGATAGTCAAATAACAGGCGCAATGAATTTAGACGCAAGAGTTGAGAATAGAGTTGCGGGGTATGATGCTGCTAAAAGTTTAGATCAAGCTGCTAGTTTAGCTACTATTCAAACTCGAATTCAAGCCGCGGGAAATAACTTAGAGGAAAGAGACAAAGCTCAAAGAAATTTAGCTTTTGTAAAAAACCAATATCAAGCAGATTTAATAGAAAGTGGCGGGCAAGTTAAAACTGCTCAACAAGAAGCTAGTAAAAGTTTAACCCGCGCTGTTGCAAAAGACAGTATAGCAGAAGCTAGATCTGGTGTTGGAAGGTCCTTTGTTAGTGGTTTAGTTTCGGGTGCAGCTAAAAATTCGGGAACAAGCTACGATACAAATGCAGGTAGTTATTATGATAAAGATGGTAACGCGTTGACCCGAGACCAATATGACGCTGCAATAAGAGATGGACTACCAGTGTATCAACAAGAACAAAGCCGTACGTTTGGGTTTAATACAGGGACTAAGTATTCTGCAGTTAACCCTTTAGCTACTATTCCAAGAATAGAAAACCCAACTGAAACTACAGAAACTGGCGAAACAACTTCTTCTTATAATGTTCCTGGAATGTAACAATGGCTAATTTAAGTAATTTACAATATAGAAACGAAGAACTTGAAGATATGAAACGAAACTATAATCAAGCTGATTCTAATGGAAACCCTCTTAGAAGAAATGTTTCAACAATAGGGCAAGCTGAGCAAGCGCTTATGACAGATATTGATACTGTTGAAGAACAACAAAATAAAGCTATAGCCGCAAACGAAAGGGCACAGGCAGAGGCAGCACGTAACAGAAGCCGTTACGGAGTTCAACTTACCGGCGCTGAACAAAAAGAATTAACTAAAATAGGGTCTTTAGCTGGAGCTTCTACAGTTTCGGGGGCTATGAATTTGGCTAGAAGGTCTGATGAAGAGATAAATTTAGCAAATACCCTTGCGATTACTCAATTTTTACAGGGCGGAGTTAAATCTGCTTTAGCACAATTACAATCTTTTAGGGATATTGGAGTGGCTAGAGAGAATCAATACACTAAAGCAAGAGCTGGGGCTAAACGTAGTTACTACGGATTTTTAGGTAATATTGCTGGTACTGTTGGTAAAGTTATAGGCAGCGGAGGTTAAAAAATGAGCATATTAGCAGATGTTTTTAATTATGGTGGGAAGCTACAAAAAGAACCAACTTACTTAGAAAGAAAATACAATGAAGAGTCCTCTTTAGCTCGTACTCAAAGAAAAAGTAAAGAGGGAGCCGATGCAATTAGAACCACCGAAGCTGATTTACAACTGGCCTGGAAAGCAAAAATAGGTGCTGCTGAAGGGGCAGAATTAGAAAGTTTAAATGCTGTAGACCTTAATAATCCAACCATAAGTGACTATATAGCAGTTTATGGTTATGAAAAAGGTGGAGAGATAGCTACTAAAAACACAACAATTGCTAATGCAATGTTAGGTGATAGTGATCAATTTAAAAAGGACTTTGACTGGTCTTTATCTAAACCAATATTAGATGAAAGTGGTAAGTTTACTGGGCAAATAGATTTGCCTGTTAGGTACACAGACTTAAAAACCGGAGAATCATATACAGCAGATCTTACTACATCAGGAGAAAAAACTTCAAAAGTGTTTCAAGAACAAGGTCAAGCGGGTTTAGACGCAGACAAAAGAACCCTTGATGTGGGGGATCTAGATGAAGGTTATTTGTTAACTAGAGACGCTATTTTTAGACAGGCAGGGTATGACACGTCTGTATCACGCCTTCAAGGTGCAAACCAAGATATAGACAACGGCATATACACAGAAGCAGGTCCAAGAAAGGCGCTTTTTGCTCAGTTAGATGCGCAAGTACCAACAGAAGGGGCAGAAGGGGCAGAAGGGGCAGAAGAAAAAACTCAAACAATGGCAGGCGAGTCTTCTTCTATTAACCTAGATTCCAATCTAATTGATTTAATGAAAAGTACGCCAATGGCGGGCCTTCAAATTGGAAAAAATGCTGATTGGGCAAATTCTTATTACACAAAAGGCCCCGCACCTTTTGGATTAACACTAGAAGAATTTAACTCTGATAGATTTTCTGATAAAGAAAGAAGACAATTACAAGCTAATGAGAACAATCTAATAACAAAAAATATGTCTAAAATGTTTAGGGATAAAATAGACAACGGGATTATGAAAGGCAGTATTCCTGATGCAATAAGAAATTTTTTTAATATTCCCAGCGATGAAAAAATATCTGTTGAGGACAGAAATAATTTAAACGAAATTAGAAAAGCATATAAACACAAGGGAGTGTTAAGTACTTTAAAATTAGGCGAAGTTTTTAAAACTAATAAAAAGCTGCGCCAAGAGTTTGAAAATGATCCCGCCGCTTTTGCTCTTAAATACAAAGATAACCCAGAACTTATATTTGGCAATGATATAGATAAAAAAGAAGGACAAAAACTTGTTAAACAAATGAGCAAAGAGTTTGATTTCTCGCAGGCTAAAGTAAATGCTCTTAAAACAGCCATAACAAGCGGAAACCAAGAAGCTATTGTTGCAGCAGCCAATGCTATAACGAATGGAAAAGCGCCAAGTAATGAAGTACAAACTCAGATCGTTAATATTTTAACAAAAGCGGAAAACAATATAAATTTACGTGGTATTAACAAACGAATAAATGATCGTATAGTTTTAGGTATTATTGCTTCTGATCCACAATTATTAGCAAACAATATGAAGACAATTATAAGTTTTGCACAAACTGGAACTTTAGACTTTAATACAGAAACAGATAGAATGAATGCTATTACTTCTCAAAGAACAGCAGATAGAAACATACGACAAGACTCCTTAGATTTAGGTGAAGTTGGAACTATGTTGTCACCATTAAAAATAGGCGAAAGTGGTTATGAGTTTGATCCTGCTCATGCTACAACGGTAGCTAAGGCTGGCCAATTAATAACAAACGAAAGACAATATACATATTGGTTGACCGAAGCTAATGTATTAATAAAAGAAATTGTTAAAGACAAAGAAGAAATTCCTCTTCTTTCTCAACTACTCAGTCTTTTTCGTGCTAGGGGCCAAGGAGACGCTCAAATGTCTTTGCGTCCTAATATTAGATATGATAGTAGCCGAGGTGGGTTTCAAGTTATGAGCCCAGATGGGACACAAGAACGAGACTCGTTTGTAAGCGAAGCTGTGATCCGAGACGAATATGGTCCAGAAGCGTTATTATTATTTAAACAAGCCGCCGCAGCTTACCAAAAGTATGGCGCAAAAGGATAATATAGCGGAGTATTTTGCACTTCAAAGGCAAAGTACAGACTCATTAGCTGGCAGTCAGGCGGTTTCTGAAACAATAACTCAATCTATGGGGAAACGACCCCCTGAAGTTGGTCCCCAAGAAGCCTACGCAACTTTTGGCGAAAAAGTAGATGCTGGTTTACGGGCTGGAGCACAGCAAGTTAAATCTGATGTAATTACTGCTGGCGCTATCGTTGATTACTTAAGGGGCGATACCGATGCCGCTGAAGCTAAAATGGAACGTTCAAGAGAACTTGAACAAAGTTTTTCTTCTATTTTAGAGCCTTTTGGACAGTTTGAAGAGTTTCTAGATCAACCTACTTTTTCTGGTTTTTTAGATCAAAGTACCAAAGCTATAGCAATGACTACTCCGCAGGCAATGTTTTCTTTTGCTTCAGCGGGAACTGGTCTTTTAGCTGGGTTTTTAGGTAAACAAATTATAAGCCAAGGCGGTAAAACATACGCCAAACAAATGCTTTTAGACATACAAAGAAAAAAAGTTATGGCTAATTTGGGCCGAGGTCCAGGTTTGACTAAAGCAGAACAAGAAATTTTAGATACAACGTTTGATGGCTTAAAATATGCTAAGTCAGCTCCAGTAGGAAAAGGGGGTATGTTTGATGTTGCGGGTAATAAATATGCTAGAGCAAGAGCAGAAAGCCTACGTCTTCCTACTATAGGTGCAGTAACAGGCGCACTTACACAAGGCGAGATAGTAGGTGCTTCTCAATCATTTAAAGAATATGACGAGGCTGGATATAAACTAACTGCAAAAGAAGCCAAAACGGCTATTGCTTTAGGTTTCCCACAAGCTGTTTTAGACGTTGTTGGAGAAGCGGCTTTCTTTGCGCCTTTGTTTAAAAAAGCTACAGGTG